TGTGACCGCTTCTACTGCTCTGAAGTGTTGATTGCAATCAAAGGCCGGGACAACTATCGAGACCTGTTGTATCCAGAGTATAAGCTTCCTCGGGTGAATAGTGATAACTCGGGGAAGCTTGCACCCTTTGTAAAAAATATCAGGAACCTGGCTGAATTTGAACTAGAAGCTGTACCAGCCCATGGACGTGAAGCGGATGACTTGCTAAGGATCTGGTCAAATGAGGCCAGAGCTGCAGGTCAAGACTTTATTGTGTTCTCTAACGATAAAGACCTACGTTGTATTCCTGGTAAACACTTTATAGTTAACTTTGATAAGACTAAAGAGGCACTGATCGAAGTCTCTGAACATGATGCGCGTGTCAATTATTACACCCAGCTCTTAAAAGGCGACATGACTGATAATATCCCAGGGCTTCCAGGGATCGGTCCGGCTAAGGCTTCTTCAAGAGTTGCTGATTGTATCACTGACGCAGACTTCCAAGAGGTCGTGGTAGGTTCCTATATTGAATTCTATGACGACCAGTGGTATGATTACTTTCTTAGTAATGGTAAGCTGATCCACATCCAAAACCATCTAGATGACTACTTTGATTGTTCTGATTGGCCTATTGTGCAGGAGCTACGACCTTGAAGTTCACAGGCACAATACCTAAAGGTCAACCTACCCTGAAACCTGTGTCAGCTTTTAAAAACGGACACTGGGAATTCCCTGAACAGATGGCAGGACAGGGTTGGGTAGGTTTTGTATATGTAATCTATGACAAAGAACTCAGTCGTGGCTATATCGGTAAAAAGCAGTACTATGGTACAGGTAAACTGAACAACGGCAAAGAGTCAAACTGGCGGACTTATAAGACCTCTTCACCACTCCTTAAAGAGCACTTTGCTGTAAGACCTTTGTCAGAGTTTGAATTTATCTGCCTAGAACAGTACAGGACAAAAGGTACGCTCTCTTATTCTGAGACTTGGTCTCTTTGCTTTGTTGAAGCTCCTACCACTAAGCTGTACTATAACACGCTGATTGAGAAGGTGTCTTGGCGGGTTAGTGAACCTATCAGTGCCAGGCACCGTGAACGTCTAATTCAATTTATGGAAAGGGTTAAAGGTGTTTAACTTTATTAAACTTACTGTAGCTGCTCTATTGATAATTATGTGTTTTGTAGTGCTTGTTGCGGCAGGATTCCTCTTCGAGATGTCTGCTCAAGCAATCCTCGATACCGGTCAACTGGACCTTTTATCTGGACTCTGTTTGGTCACTTCTGGAGGCATCCTTATTGGTGGCCTTAAATCTGCACTTGAAGCAATGGGAGACTAATGTCTAAGATAGTTGCTCACAATCTCAAGTGCCTATCTCCAACTTGTCAGTCCAGCGATGGTAGGCAGCTATACGATACAGGAACCTCTTTTTGTTTTTCTTGTACAACTTGGTTTAGCGCAGCAGATAGCAAAGCAGAAGAAATCGTGGAATCCACTCCTAAATCTCCTAGCCTAATACGAGTAACCACAGATCCTCTTGAAATTAAAGAAAATTTTCAGGTTAGAAGCTTTCCAGAACGTAAAATCTCTAAAGAAGTCTGTGAGTTCTATGGCGTGAAAGTAGGCTTCAAAGGTAATGGTGAAATTGGCTACCATTACTATCCGTATAAAGATGGTGAAAGCTACCAACGCCGAGAACTTCCTAAAACGTTCACCTGGATCAATAAAGTAGACGATCTGTTTGGTATTGAAAGATTCCAAATGGGCGGCAAGCGTGTGATCATTTGCGAAGGTGCAATGGACACTCTTTCGATGGCTGAAGCAAGCTATCGTAGATATAAGAAGTTTTACCCAATCATTGGTCTCCCTAGTGCAGCTTATACTAAGTCTCTGATTGCAGCCAGGGATCAACTTAGGAACTTTGATGAAATCATTGTTTGCTTTGATGAAGATGAGGCAGGACATAAAGCTCACCAAGCTCCCTAAGAAAGACGCCGGCGATGTTCTTACAGAACTCGGTCCTGAAGAGCTGCTTCGTTGCACCTTCGACGCTGTAAAGTATATTCCGTCTGGGATTATTACCAAAGAAGCTCTTTGGGAACAGATGGCAAACTACGACCAAACGCCCTCAACGTCATATCCACCCTGCCTAGAGGGTCTTAACACTAAACTCAAGGGGATGAGACTTAATGAAATCACACTGTTTACTTCCGGTACTGGTAGTGGGAAGTCTACTATGCTTAGGGAGATTATTCTGCATATCCTATCAACTGAACCGGACGCTAAAATCGGTGTTGTAAGTCTGGAAGAATCTCCTGCAGAGACTGGTAAGAAAATCTCAGCCATGTATCTCTCCAGAAATCCTTCTCAAGAAGAGATTCCTCTGGATGAGCTGCGACATGGTTTTGATGCAACTTTTGGTACAGATAGAATTATCCTTTTGGACCATCAAGGTTCTATGAGTGATACATCTATTATGGATAAGCTAGAATATATGTGCTTGATGGGCTGTCAATACTTGCTCCTTGACCACATTACGATTCTAGTTTCAGAAGGTGTTGAAGGTAGAGAAGGTAACGAAGCTCAAGACAAAATTATGAGTGACCTTCTTAAGCTTGTGAAGCGTCACCCTGTATGGCTTGGTCTAGTGTCACACTTGAGAAAGACTAGTAATAGCTCAGGTAAGTCTTTTGAGGAAGGTAGACTTCCTTCAATGGATGACATTAAAGGCTCAGGCTCGATTAAGCAGATCGCGTTTGATATTGTTGGATTTGCTCGTAATATGAACGCAGAATCAGAAATGGAACGAAACACTATTGACATGTGTGTTCTGAAATGCCGTTTCTCAGGCCTCACGGGTGCTGTACCTGGTGCTCGATATATTTATTCGACAGGTAGACTAGAAGCCATATCGCACTGTGAAGAGTTTGTTACTATTTAGGAAGTAAGATGGACACACCTTGGAGTTCTATTGGGTACGTTACGTATAAGCGTACTTACTCGCGTAAACTAGAGAACGGTAATTCTGAAGAATTCGAAGACACTGTTGATCGAGTTATTTCTGCTTGTGATACTCAGCTTGAAGTTGGGTTCACTGATAAAGAAGAAGAGCAACTTAAGCGCTACATGATGGAGCTTAAGTGCAGTGTCGCAGGGCGATTCTTGTGGCAACTTGGCACACCTACGGTTGAACGCCTTGGTCTGGCGTCTCTCCAAAACTGCGCATTTGTGGTTGTAGATGAGCCTATCAGACCTTTCTGCTGGACTATGGACATGTTAGCGCTCGGTGCTGGTGTGGGCTATAACATCCAGCGGCATCACGTCGACAAGCTCCCAAAAGTTAAAACTTGGTTTAAAGCTCCTACGCGCACTAATGATGGCGGTGCTGACTTTATTATTCCCGACTCACGTGAGGGTTGGGTCAAGTTCTTAGGTAAAACTCTCAAAGCTGCCTTCCTTTCAGACACTGAACAAAAAGGCACTTTCACTTACTCGCCTCAAGTGATTCGTGGTAAGGGTACGCCTATCGCAGGTTTCGGCGGTGTTGCTTCCGGTCCTGAAGAGCTGTGCTGGGGTATTAACGAGATCTCCAAGGTTCTCATGAAACGCTCCGGTAAGCAGCTTCGACCGATTGACTGTCTGGATATTATGAATATCATTGGCTATATTATTGTGGCTGGTAATGTTCGTAGGTCTGCTCAACTCGCCATTGGAGATCCTGATGATGTTGAGTTTCTCCTTGCCAAGCGATTTGACCTCGGGTCTGTCCCCAAGTGGCGAGCGATGTCTAACAATTCGGTCGCGTGTGACGACATCTCGGAGTTGCACGACTACTTCTGGGACGGCTATACTGGTCGCGGTGAACCATATGGGCTCATTAATCTCAGACTTAGTAGACTTATTGGTAGACTTGGGGAAACCCAATACCCAGATCCAGGGGTCGAAGGCTATAATCCCTGTGCTGAACAATCCTTAGAGACTTACGAAACTTGCTGTCTTGCTGAAGTCTTTCTTCCTAACGTGACTTCCGAAGATGAATTCATCGATATTCTTGAAAAACTTTATCGTATTAATAAACATTCATTGATGCTTGACTCTCATCACCCTGAAACCGGAGCGGTCATCGCTAAGAATATGCGAATGGGTATTGGTATTACAGGCATCCTTCAAGCTACTCCCGAACAAATGTCTTGGTTAGACAGTGGCTATGGCTTTTTGAGACTGTTTGATGTACAGTACTCAAAGGATATGGGTGTTGAACCCAGCATCAAGTTGACAACTGTTAAGCCTTCTGGTACCCTCAGTCTTCTGCCGGGAGTGCTCCCTGGTATTCACCCTGGCTACGCTCGCTTTATGATAAGGAGAATTAGAATTGACTCTTCGCACCCGCTTGTTGACGTCTGTAAGTCTCATGGTTATCCAGTGGAATATGCTCGTGAATTCGATGGCACGTTAGATTATAAAACCATCGTAGTCTCGTTCCCGTTTGCGTACCCTGAGAATGCTATTCTTGCTAAGGACATGACTGCTCTCAAGCAACTTGAGTGGATTAGGACTGTTCAAGAGCTCTGGTCTGATAATAGTGTGTCCTGCACTATTTATTATAAGGCTGAAGAGCTTGATGAAATTAAAGAATACCTCACAAAGTATTACAAGAACAACCATAAGAGTCTTTCTTTCCTGTTGCACTCTGAGCATGGCTTTGATCAAGCTCCTTACGAGGAGATCACCGAAGAGCAATATAACGAACTAGTCGCTAAAACAACTCAAATCACCTTCTCAGGCACTGTGGAGTTTGATGGCGTTGAAGACTGCGAAAAGGGCGCTTGTCCTGTTCGGTAACACTAACTGGGAGGGCTTCGGCTCTCCCAAAATTTTGGAGCTATAATG